GGCCGCGGCGCGCGAGGCGGCGGCGGCAGCGAACCGGAAGGCCGACCAGGCCTCGGCTGATCACGCGGACGCGCTGAAGAAGGAGAAGGTCGCCTCCGACAGCGCTCGCGTGGCGACCGAGGCCCTGGAACAGCGGGTTGCGAAGGCCCCCACCGGGTGGGAGCGCTTCAAGACGTCGATGAAGGAATGGGTGCGCGAGGCCGATAACGTCGAGCGCGAGGCCCGCGAGGTGGACTCCTCTCTTGGGCGTGTAGGCTCGGGAGTCTCCTCGCTCGGGGGATTCGTGACCTCGGCGCTAGGTCCGCTCGCGCTCCTGGGCGCGGCCGTCGGCATCGGTGGTTTCGCGTCCGAAGCGATCGCTGCGTCCGACGCAACGAACAAGTTCGCGGACACGCTGCGGTTCGCGGGCATCGATGATTCCAAGATCAAGGAGCTTGGGGCCTCCGCTCAGGAGTACGCCGACCGCACGGTCTATGACCTTGCGGACATTCAGGGCATCACGAGTCAGCTCGCGGCCAACGGTGTGGACGGCTTCGACCGTCTTGCGGAGGCTCTCGGCAACGTCAACGCTGTGTCTGGCGGCACGAAGGACACGTACAAGAGCCTCGGACTGGCGATCGTACAAGTAAATGGCGCTGGAAAACTCCAGACCCAGGACTGGAATCAGGTGGCCAACGCCATTCCAGGTGCGTCCGGCAAGATCCAGCAGGCGCTGTCCGATATGGGGGCTTACACGGGGAATTTCCGTGAGGCATTGGCAGAGGGCAAGATCAGCGCCGAGGAGTTCAACCAGGCGATTTTGCAGCTTGGTTTTGATGACGTCGCGGTCGCGGCGGCGTCGGATGTGTCTCGCATCGAGAACGCGGCCGGGAACTTGCAGGCGACGATTGTCGGCGGCTTCAAGGACATGATCGACCTCGCGAAGCCCCAGCTGACTGCCTTCATGAGCTGGTTGTCTGACACGCTCGGGAACGGTTTCGAGTGGATCAAGACCACGGCTGTGCCGTCGATCCAGGGCATCTGGGACATCCTCGCCAACGGGAATTTTTCGGGGCCGATCTTCGGCCTCGAGGAGGACAGCGGCCTCGTCGACTTCCTGTTCAACCTGCGTGACGCTGGGCTGTCGGCGTGGGAGATGCTCAAGTCCATGTGGGACGCGGCGACGAACCTAGCGGCCGCGTTCGCTCCGCTCGCCAAGAGCGTGTGGGACCTCGTGTCCTCGTTCGGCGGAGATGGGACGTCAGCAATCCAGGGGATGGCGGACGCACTCAAAAACGTGTTCGACTGGATCGGACAGAACACAGACATTGTCGCGCCGCTCATTGCAGCGGTCACCGCGGGAACGGTGGCGTTCAAGGGGATGAGCGCGGCCATGGGTGCCGTCAACGCTGTGAAGGCGGCGGGCGGGCTGTTGCAGTTCGTCAAGGCCACGAACTTGGCGAAGGCCGCGCAGGCGGCGTTCAACATCGTCATGAACCTGAATCCAATTGGGGCGATCGTTACGGCGATCGCTGCGCTTGTCGCGGGCCTCGTGTATTTCTTCACGCAGACGGAGACCGGCCGCAAGGCGTGGGCGGCGATCACGGATGCGTTCTACGGCTTCGTGGATTGGATCGGCTCGGCGTGGACGTCCACCATGGAGTCAATCTCCTCGTGGTGGACGGGCACCTGGGACGGCGTATCGGGGTTCTTCTCGGCCTACGTCGTCCAGCCCATGCAGACTGCGTGGGCGGCGATCACGGCCGTCTGGGACGGCATCGTGACCGTCTTCAAGACTGCGTTCGCGATCATCGTCGGCGTCATCCTGACACCGATCAAGCTGTACATAGAGGCGTGGGTAGCAGTCTTCACATGGGCTTATGACGCCGTCATCAAGCCAGTGTGGGACGCGATCTGCCAGGCGTTCACGTGGGCTTATGACACTGTCATAAAGCCGGTTTTCGAGCAGATCGCAGCCACGTGGCAGTGGATCGCAGGGATCGCCCTCGAAGTGTTCGGGGGTATCGTCTCCTTCCTTGACGGGGTGTGGGCGGCGATTTCCGGCGCCGTGTCAGCAGCGTGGAGCGGGATCGTCACCGCCGTGACCTGGTACATCAACACCGTGTGGAGCGTCGTCTCCACCGTGTTCTCGACGGTCGCTGGCGTCGTCTCCTCGATCTGGAATGGGATCGCCTCCACTGTCTCGGGCGTCTGGGAGTCCATCAAGACCGCAGCGAAGACAGCGGTCGACTGGGTCTACGACAGTGTCACAGGTGTCTTCTCGTCCATGTCGTCAAGTGTCTCCTCGACTTTCGACGGCATGAAGACCGCAATCGAGACGGCCTGGAACAAGGTCAAGGGCGTCGCGGCCAAACCGGTCAATTTCATAATTGACACGGTGTACACCAATGGCTTGAAGTCGCTGGTGGAGACGGTCGCCTCGAAGATCGGCCTGTCGCTGACGTTGCCGACGATCCCCCGTATCGCCGAGTACGCCGGAGGCGGCATCGTCCCCGGATACAGCCCGGGACACGACACGATCCCGGCGATGCTCTCCCCCGGCGAGGCAATCCTTGTCCCCGAGCTCGTCCGCCAGATCGGACCGAGCCGCATCATCGCCGCTAACTACGCCGCCTCGAAGCGCCGCCCCGGCGGCACGCCCGGCAAGGCCCCTGCGGGCTTCTCAGGCGGGGGCATCGCCCATTTCGCGGGCGGCGGCATCGCAGGTTGGTTCGCCGACGCCGCGAAGGGCGTCGCGGACTTTTTCGCGGATCCCCTCGGCTCCGTCGCTCAGCTCATCACCGAGCCCGTGCGGGCACTGATGAAGGACATCGCCCCCGGAGTCATCGGCGAGCTCGGCGCCGGCGGCGTTGAAAAGCTCCTGAGCGGCGTCGGCGATTACTTCAAGAAGAAGACTGACGAGTCCTCCTCAGCCGGTCTCGTGGGCGCCGCAATGCGGGCAGTCCAGATGCAGGTCCCCTACGTGTGGGGCGGCTCCGCGATCCCGCCGGGCCTGGATTGCTCGGGCCTGGTCTACTGGTCCGCCCAGCAGCTCGGACTGGGCTGGCCGCGACTCACCGCCGCGGGCTACCAGTCCGGCGCGACGCCGATCCCCTGGTCGCAGGCCACACCCGGTGACCTCCTCTTCTGGGGGTCCCCGGCCCACCACGTGGCGATCTACGCGGGCGGCGGCCAGATGGTCGAGGAACCAAAGCCCGGGTTATCCGCCCGCAAGATCGGCATCTGGGGGTCACCGACCGTCGGCAGGTACGGCGGCGCCCGCAAGTACGACCGCGGTGGCTGGCTCCCCTCGGGAGTCACCGCCGCAGTCAATCAAACGGGCGCGAGGGAAGCAATCCTCACTGCCCGTCAGTGGGCCGACGTGTCCGCGCTCGCGGCCACCGGCGCGGGTGCAGGGATCTCTCTGGAGGGCGCGCAGGTGCAGCTCGTCCTCGATGACGGCGCGCAGTTCCGCGCGCACATCGAGGACATCAGTACGGGCGTCCTCGCCCGCAGGAAGCAGTTCGCGGGAAGGAGCAGATAGTAGTGGTTCGCGTCAATCTGTGCCGAAACCCGTCGTTCGCGTATGCGCTGCGGGACTGGATGAGGATCGCTCCGGCCACGATCCGGATCGGCTCGGATCCCGCACCGTGGGGCGGACACACTCGCCAGTCCCAGCAGTATCTGGCGATCGACATCCCGACCGGCGTGCAGGGGCCGATCGCCACGCCGACGGCGGTCACTGTCGCTGGCGGGCAGACGGTTGCCGTTTCAGCGCTCGTGCGCACGAGCCCTGGCCTGGCGGTCGCGGTCACTCCCGAGTGGAATATTGGCGGCAGCAGGGTGGTCGAGCAGGTGCCCGTGCTGCTGGCGTCCAGCGAGGACGGGACCCGCCCGACGTGGGCGTTCACCGCCCCTACCGGGGCCACCGCCGCCCGCCTGCGGTTCGAGGCTCGCACGACCTCCGACGCAGACCGGGGATCCATGCCAGGCCGGGTGGACGTCGACGACGTCATGATCACCGCAGCCGCAGACCCACACGAGGCGATCGCTGACGCCGCGACCTTCTTCGACGGAGACACCCCACAGCAGCGCATCGGGTACGGTCGCCGGGCGCTCACACATGAGTGGACCGGCGCTCGAGGGGCCTCGTCCTCGCGCGAGGTTGAGGCGGACCTGGATATGACTACCGTGCCGGTGGCGGTCGTGGAGGGGGGCCAGGCGGCGCGGGTCCAGGTGGTGATCCCATCGGCGCTTGTGCCTGTGGGCACGTCGTGCCGCGTCGAGGGCCTCGCCGACAACGGTTTCACCTGGGTCCCGCGCGGGGCAGTGTGGGACAGTGACGGCAGCCAGCGGGTGATCGGGGACCAGCTCGCCCCGATCAACACTCCGATCAGGTATCGGCTGACGTCCTCGGCGGGCGTCGAGGTCGAGACCACGCCCGTGGTGCGTGAGTACAGGGGGCTGTCGCTGATGACCTCAGCGGCGGGTACGCTCCCCGTTGATCTGCTGTGGCAGGGCACGGACCAGCGCGAGCTTAAACTCCGGGTCACGGAGCACGAGGTGCCGGGGCGGCCGACCCCGCTGGTGGTGTACGCGCCAACGGTAGGCGCGGGGACAGTGTCGGTGACGGCTCGCACGAATCTGCGTGATACGCCAGCCATGAGGGTCCTCATGGGGACGCCGACCCCGGTAGCCCTGTTCCATAACCCAGCGCGCTGCGTGCAGTGCAGGCTGGGGACGTGCGACGTCGACCTGGTCACGGTCATGGCCGTGACGTCGGCGTCGATGGAGCGCGCGCCCCGGCTGGACGTGGCCGAGCGCACCTGGACGATCAAGGGCAGTGTCGTCGGTCTCCCGCAGCCGCGCACTCCGCTCGCGCTGTCGACGTGGCGCGACTTCGACGCCCGAGAACTGACCTGGAACGCTCTCGACGCACGACGCTGGTCGTGGGAAAAGTTCGACCGTACGATCTGGCAGGAGGACGCATGACAATGCTCGCCAGCCGCCAGGCCGACCAGATCCCCGCAGATCTGCTCGCCTCTGCCTACACGGTGGAGGCGACTGTGGAGTCGTGGCTGGGCTCGGAGTACCTGGGCCAGGTGCCCGTCGAGGACGGGTCCGTCTCATGGGACGCCTCCCAGCAGGTGCAGGGATCGCTGTCCCTGACGGTGCCGCGTGCAGGCGCTGTGGAGGGGCAGGACTGGCGCGACTGGGACCCCGTCGATCCAACCCACCCTCTGGCCTGCTTCGGGCAGGTGCTGCACGTGAGTCTGACAATCGGCTCCCTGATCGGTGGGGGCTGGTGGACCGTACCCCTCGGTCGCTTCCTTATCACGTCGGTGGAGCCGGGCTTATCGACCGTGAGGGTCACAGGCAAAAGTCTCCTCCAGCGGCTGGAGGAGGACAGGCTCACCGAGCCTATGGCGCCAGATCCGGCGGGGTCAATGGCGTCGGAGCTGCGCCGTCTCGTCGGCTCCCGGATGGGCCTCATCATCGACCCGGCACTGCGGGACTACCCGTGCCCGTCGATGACATGGGGAGAGTCGCGGATAGATGCCGTGTATGAGATCGCTCGGGCCTGGCCTGCGGTCGTGCGCGAGGGCGGGGACGGCATCCTGTACGTCTCGCCGCCCACCCCAGACCCAACTTCGCGGCCGAAGTTCAGGCTGTCGGACGGGGATGGGGGCACCGTGGTAGGGGTAGCGGCTTCGGTGAGCCGCGATAAAATCTACAACCGCGTGGTCGCCAGAGGTCAGGAGAACACGGACGGGGGCTCTCCGTCTTTTCAGGCGATCGCTGATCAGATGATCGGCCCGATGCGCGTCGACGGGCCGTACGGCGTGGTCCCGCGGTTTTTCTCGTCGCCGCTCATCACGAGCGTCGCGCAGGCGAAGGAGACGGCGGAGGCGACGCCCGCCGGCGGCCGCCGCCCACACAACCAAACTTCGGTG